CCGGCGTATGTGCCGCACTTGTCAGGGTTGAAGCCGTAGATGCGTGGCGGCTCGTGCTTCCGGGCCTGGTAGCGGTCCCGGCAGTAAGCGGCAACAGCGTCTTTACATTCCCGGCAGGCCTCGCTCCCGAACTTCTGGTGCTGCCGGTAGCCCGCATACGTGCCGCACTTCGCGTCTACGAACTCTATTGTCGGGCGCCATGGCTTAGGGTCTTCTTCGACCTCGTGGTTGTTGCCCCGGTACTGGTAGCTCATTTCCAGCACCTGCGGAACTCGGTGTCCATGTGGTCGCACGGGCTGTGCGGGCAGGCGGCCCACGACGTGAGGGGGTGTTCGACGGTGTGCCATTTGGCGAGTGCGGCCATGTTGTCCGCCACGGTGAGATGAAACTTGCTCAAAGCGTCCTCCTGGGGGTTCCGTGGCGCCCCCTTGTCGGGGGCGCCTACTGGGTTGATGCAGTGAAATACAGTGACTTGGTGCTGATGCTAAAAGGGCGCCGAGTCCTGCGACCATGACGGGTTCGCTGGTGCGGGTGCGGCTGCCCACTGGTTGGACTGCGCCGGCTGCTGCTGGCCCTGCTGCTGACCACGCGGTACGAGTCCGACCGAATCGGCGACAACGTCCAACGATTCGCGCTTCTCGCCGTTGTGTTCGTATTCGCGGGTGGACATGCGGCCCGACACGATGACCTTGCCCTTGCCGCCCTGAGCCGCGATCTGCGCGTCCAAAGCTTCGGCGGTGTAGCCGAACAGGGTGACGTTGAACCAAGTGGTGCCGCCGTCAATGTACTGCCCGGACTGGTCCTTGACGCGGGCTGTCTCAGCCGCGGAGAACGACAGTCGGGGCTTTCCGTCGTTGCTGAACTTGAGGCCCTGAGACTTGCCAATGTTGCCGGTGAAAGTAATGGTGCTCATTGTTATGCTGCTTCTTTCGTTGAGTGAATGTACTTTTCCATGTTTGCCATGTGGAGGCCTTGCCAGTGGATTTCGACTTCGGGATCCCCGGTGGAGACGATGAGGACGGGCGCTGATTTGTAGCCGAGCTCCTTTACGGCGGCTAGGTCCATCGGGTCCTTGGTGACGTCCTTCTCTGTGTAGGCGACGTCGTTCTTCTTGAACCAGCGCTTGATAGCCATGCACGGCTGGCAGCCTGGGGATGTGTAGAGGGTGACGATGCGGGGCACTTACTGTCCTTCGGTTGGGGCGGTTGGTGTTGCGAGGGCTTTGATGGCGGCGAGCGTGTCGGCTGGTTCGCCGGCTTGCTGTGCTGCGGTGTAGAGGGCGCGGAGGAGTGCGATGTCATCGCCTGCCGCGTTGGCTTCCTGGAGGAAGTCGCGGGCCACAACTGCGGGCAGTGGTGTGACTGTGAAGTTCTTGCGCTTGCCACGGGTTGCGGTGAGGGCGACGGTGAGCGGCTTGTCGATGTGGCTGAGGTGGCTGATTTCGATGCCGCCGACCTTGTCCCTGCCGAACGTGATTTCGGGGTTGCGGAACAAGGTGATGCGGTGGCCGGCGTAGGTGCTTGCTTCGGCTCCCCACGCGCTGACCATGACCCGCCGCATGCTCTTGGAGGGGCGGTAGGCGCGTCCGGGGAACTCAACGAGGCGAACGTCCACGGGCTGCTCGGGGGTGCCCTTAGCGACCTCGGCAATGGTCACAGTCACGGGGCCCGCCATCAGGTCATCGGCGTTGAGCTGGTCACTCTTGGGGGCGATGCTTTCGGTAAGGTCCATGTCAGAACACCATTTCTGCGTAGTGGTCGATGCGTTCGGTTGATGGCCGCCCGCTGGTGTTGATTCCGTAGTTCTTGATCATTTGCGCTGCCGCTTCCTCGAAGGCTTCGACGGCTTCCTTGATCGCAAGGTGCCAACGAATGTCCGGATAGACGCGCTTGACGTAGAGGGGCATGCCGCCGCAGTAGCTCGTGTAGTCAATCCATTCGCGGCCGGAGACGAGCAGCCCGGCATGGCACTGAGCAAGGTTCTCGGCGGGGACCTCGTCGGCCAGGATGGTTTGCAGGTGCTTCTTCTGATTGCGGGACTTGATTTCGATCAGCCCGTCATCGCCCACGAGGCCATCTGGGGAGTAGCCGAGCTTGAATCCCCAGTCGTCGCGGACCATGAAACCGACCTCGCCGGCGGGCGCAAAGTGTTCGCTGTACAGGTCGCGGGCGTACGGTTCATCCAGAGTGCCGCGTTCCATGTCACGGTTCGGGAAGACCTGCTCAACATGCCCCGTGATGCGTTCGGCGGCGAGTGTTGCGACCAGTCCGCGTGACGTGTCGTTGACTGCCGGCTTGATCGTTTTGGGGGTGATGAGCTGCCCAACTACGGACGCGGTAACGATGCCGCACCTCGCAGCAAGCCACTCGTCCGTGCCCTGCTCAAGGTCATTGAATACTTGCAGGCTCATGATGCCTTCTTTCGTAGGTTCTGATTCTATCCTGTTTCACTGACTTTCGGCAGTGATTCACAGTGAGTCGGTGGGCAAAACTATTCGATGTCGTTCAGGTCGAGCGGGGTGGTCATGGCGTCGTCCTGCCTACACACGCAGTTGTCGGGGCATCGGCGTAACTGGTCAAGTTCGCGGAATGCGGCCTGCTCGGACGGGTCGAGTGGGTCCGGGGTCATGACCCCTGCTTCCGGTAGCCAGCGGCGGTCAGCATGTCTGACTGGTGGCTGGATTCCGGAAGTTCCGCATCAACGCGCCCGCAGGTCAGACATTCCGGAAGGTGCTTCCCGATGTGCGGCATGCGCTCGTCGTAGTCCGGGTCTGCCGTGAGGACCCAGCGAATCCGGTGCGCAGCGAGAACTTCCGCCATCCCGCTCACAGCACGCCGCCCATAATGACGCCGACCAGATCCGGCGCGTGCTTGTCCAGGTAGGTGAGCGCCCGGCGTTCGTCCTCCAAGTTCCGCGGGACGTGGTTGAGGACGGCCTGCTTGCTGAACGTCTTGTACTGGTAGACGTTGCTGTTCAGTGGGTGCTGGGCGTTCATTTTGTCTCCTCGGTGTATGCGTCGTGGTGGCTGCGGTCATTGCACTGCGGATCGGGGTTGCTGTAGTAGGTCCAGATGTTGCCGGTCAGTTCGCGGCGGATCGTGCAATGCGGCGTGTGTGACATCAGGACTCCTCGGTCTTGTCGAGCCAGTTGATGAGTGCCGTGATGCCATTCGATGTCCAGCAGCTACCCGCAAGTTCGAGGGTGTGCTCGCCAACCTGGACGGTGTGGGAGTAGTCGTTCTCCTGCGTGTATTCCGAGTAGCCGCCGCTTTCAACCGTCTCCGTAATGAAAACCGGGGCCGAAGAATCGACGCCCAGACGTTCGCGGATCCGGTCAGCGAGTTCGCCCGTGATGATCGACTTGGTGTAGCTGGTCGGGTAGGGCCAATCGTCAGCATCCCGCCCATCTTCCGGCGCGTCGTACCACTCGTGAATGATGGTCGAGTTCGTGGTGCTCATTTGGTTCTCCTGGCTGGTTGTGTGATGAGGCGGGCCGACTGGATGCCCGTGAAGACGACGGCGCAGAGGAGGATGGCGGTCATGCGCTGACCTGCTCTCCGCAATCGACGCACTGGCCTACGCTCAATCCCCATTCAGGGTCGTTCTCCTTGGCGGGGCGGTGACCGTAGATGGTGTGCTCGCACGCGGCGTATTGGATATCGGGAAGCCTGGCGCGCCGGTACTCGTCCCGGTGCTCTGGCTTGATGGTCGAAAGTTCTTTGTCGGACCAGTCGCGCCAGTGGTGTCGGGGCCACTCCGCGACAAGCTCCAGATATTCATGCCCGTCCTCAATGCCGCATATGGTTTGGTCTCGTTTGATCTGCGCTGGCGTCTGCTCGCACTGCAAGCACGTGCCTACTGGAAGCCCGGTCACGCGCTTACCTTCTCTTCAACTCGGGCGAACGGTTCGGCGCAGGCCAACAGCTCGGTGATGCTGTCGTTGATTTGCCGGGTGACGCGTTCGGTGAGTTCGAGGGTGTTGTCAACGGTGCCGGCGTTGTTGACTACGAGGTCGGGGTGGGTTCCGCACTCAACAGACTCGAGTTCTTCAAAGTCGGTGATGAGCTGGTTGAGGTCGGCGCCGTTTACCCGTGCCCCGATAGCCGCGTTCATTGCCGCCTGGGTCCGTCGCGCCCGTGCGATCCAGGCGCCGGCAGTCTCGTTCCATTCCGTTTCGGACACGTGCTGCTTCGCGTAATGCCGCACCAACCAACGAGCGTGCATGGGGGATGCGGGGATCACGATTCCTCCGGGGAGTAGATGACGGTTGCGGGGAGTGCGATGTCAGCACTGTTTTTCCAGATAGGCCCGCCATAAGGGTCCTCGCAGACGCTTGCCCACGGCTCTACCTTGTCCCCATCGCTAACCAAAGGCATCCCTGCCCGGCCAAGGATTACTGACTTTGCAGGCAGCGCGTCCAGTTCTTCGACAGTCGTAATCGTGCGGGGCTTCGAGTAGCCCGCGGAAATCAGTTCATCGGCTAGGTCGAAGTCCTGTTTCGCGGGGCCGAACTCGCGGGATCCAAAGAGGCGATCAAGCTTGCTCCCGATCAACTCGGCCAGTTCATCCCGGGCGCTCACTTCCGGAACCCCTTCGTGAGGTCTACGCGCTTGCCGGACGGGACGAGCATGGCCCGGATCAGGTCTTCGCTGAAACGGTCAGCGGTCCAGGGCTTACGGTGCTTAGCGGTGCTCATTTGGTTTCTCCTTCGATTGCTGCTCGGATGTCTGCTACCCAGTACTCTTGGGCGGCGCCGTTCTCGGTTTGGATGAATACTTTGTCGGGGCTGATGCGGGTGATTGTGATGGGAGCCGTTCGGGTCGTGGACCAGATCGT